CGAACACCTTGAGACTTTGGACGACTGCGCGAAGGCCCTTGGGCTTGATATTTTGCCATCAAAGGCCCTCACCCCACCCACGGGGACGTAGGACCATGAAACACGACCTGCAATCAATCGGCGCGCTGTGCTTTGCCATCTTTTTAATCATGGTCACGACGTTGGTTTTCGTCGGCGTGTCTCAATGGCTGGCCGGGGTGGCCTACCGCATTGGCCTCGTCAGCAACGAAGCGCAATGGACGATCTACGCAGCGGGTCTGCTCATGTGCATCGGCACGGTGGTCACCGTTGCCGGTCGCATCGTGGATGGTGAGTGGTGGTTCACATGAGCGTCACTAACCAGCGTATTTTGTACTGCTTTCAATGCGTATACGCAGTCTGGCCGGTGCACGAACTGGGACTTTGCGGCCACCCCGGCGCTAACAAATCAACAACCTCAGAATGTCGAGACGCCCTTGGCGCGTGCGGACCTAACGCGAATTTGTATAAGGAAATAAGCTGTGAATAATCAGAAGATGAAACTTACGCCGGAACAAAAGAAATTCTCGGCATGGTGCAAGGCCAACGGTTTAACCCGTGAGCAAACCGCCGCCGTGTTTGGCTGCGACTTGCGGACCATCTACCGCTATCTCTCCGGCACGACCGAGCCGCATGGCGGTGTCATACGGCTGCTGGAAGTGTTTACACGCTTCCCCGCCGCGCAAGCTGAGATGATCCAGAAGTATACTCACTAAAACGGCGCGGCGTCTTTCAGGCGGTAGGTAACTTTCGGTCTACCGGACGCGCCAGCGGCGGCGGTGATAACCTCAACCAACACCTCCGCCGCAATCAACCCCTTCATCACCGCATCGCGGTCACGGCCCAGGAATTGCGTTTTGCGGCACAGGGCTGACGATTGCATAGACCCACCAGCCTTACGCACTATCTCAATCACGCGCTTGCTATAGTTTTCGGCGGTGTTGTCGCTAACGTAGCGTTCAACACCGTCAACTAGCTGATTGATTGACCGATCTACAATGGCGCGGGCGAACTCTACATCGTAGGTGTTGATAATCGGATTCTCGGGATCACACCCAATGGCATGGATCATGGCGACTTTGATTGTTAATTCGTCGCGCCGCGCCCAGAACGATGTAAACGGCGTTCCCTCTAAAGTCCTTAGCTTCTTTGTCGTGTCCAGCTTCATGTATTTAATCATCTTGGTGGCCGCATCGTCATACGAAACGTGCATCAACTCCGGCGTATGACCGCCATCTAGCAGAGACGATAGACCGCCGATCCCTTCGTTTATTCTTTTGAGCAGACTAATCAAATCAGCGGGTGGGTCTTTCTCCGGCGCGTTCTGATCGTCGGGGTAATTTTCCTCCGACTCAAAGATCAAGAACCGGGCTAGAGAACCATCCACCGCGTTGCTGGATTCCAGCGCCTTCCAGAAGTGGCTGGGGACCGTAGTGCCGTAAACCGATAGACACGGCTGAATAATCTCCTGCCGGGGACGAACCTTTTGGTCAGCGTACTCGATGCCGTGGTACGTCAGGTTTGAGGAAGTGAACAACTCAGTCATGTGCGACATAATTTCGATCAAATGCTTTGGGCCGCGCTTATCGAGCATCGCGCCCAAGAACATCCCGAACTCGTCGATCTGGAACAGGATGGACGGGCTGCGGTGCAGGGCGCTCAACAAGCCCGAGCCGGAGGCAATCTTGGACCCGCCGATCTTCTTATCGGCCCCCAGGAAGTCACTAAAGATGCGGTCTATGATCTGGCGGCTATGGTTCTTCCCGGCCCCGGAGTCCGCGAGGCTGATGGCGAACAGATTGGTCCGCAGATTGGACGGGCTGCGGTACTTGCGGCCAGCCAGGGTGCCAATGGCGCACAGTGCCGCCGCCAGGGCCAACACCGGCTGGGGGCGGATCGACGTTTCATTGATGTATGCCGTCAGATTGCCGACAGCACCCTTGGCCGCTGGGGTGCCGGACTTACGTTTAAACGCCGCTACCGGCTCAACCTTCTTCCAGGGCGCTGTGGGCTTAATCTTGGCGGGAGGTGGCTCAAACACCTTGGCGTCGAAAACGGCCTCCTGGCGCATCCCTAGGGCGTCCTGCAGCCATGTCGTGGCCCCGTCCATGGTGGAGCCGGTCACGGCCATAACCAAGTCTATGGCCGTCATACCGCCCGGTTCGCGGGCGAAGTCCTGTATGCCTTCAGGGGTAATGCCAATATTGAAATCATCACCGTCCTGCCAATGGGCAATGGCCCTGTATCCTCGATTCGCGCCGCGCTTGGCGTCTGGGATCAACCTGAGAACCCAACTATCTAGATTTAACAACGCGGTATCATTGATATCACGCCAAAAGCTATCATTGTCGCCGGAGTGAGGGGTATGGATAGCTTTACCATTAACGGCCTGTTTTTCAACTTTGACTTGAAATGGCTCCAGGGCTTTTGCAATTCTATCGTGTATGTCTTGGGGAAGCTCTGGCAACTCGGACGCCGTAAGGTCTTCCAGGGTATCGGGCGTCAGCCATCTGTAGGCCATGCCCTCGGGATGCACGCTGGGCGGCAATACAGTCTGCTTGCCCTGGGCCAGCACCTCGATGACCGAAACGCCGTCCAGCAGGTACTTCTTGGACACCAACGCAACGCCCCGGTAGAAGGCGGTGTACCCCTTCGCGCCGACCTTTTTAACCGGGGACGGGGGCAGACACGCCTCCAACGCGGCCCGCACTTCCGGCGCACCGTAATCAAAGTCGATAGCGGTGACATTGCTGGCGCGTCCCAGCGCCAGACAGATCGATGGGTTGGGCCAACCAGCCCACGTATCCAAATGAAATTTGCTGGCGGTCTTATCGCAAAACCGCTGCCATTTGGACATACCAACCCACTGTTCGCCCCTATACTCGCCGGGACGCTTCTCGCCGGGGATGATCGGAATGACCGAGTACCCCCGCTCTACGAGCCGGGTAGCGGTCGTGTTGAAGTCAGTCATTCTTGCCCTATGACAGTGACGGTGACGATGAGTTGCGGGATATCGGAATAATGCTTGGTGGCTGTCAGCTTAACAATCTGCGCGTCATCAACGACAACGATGCCGTTCATGCCGTCCAATGCTTTAACGATGTTGTCGAGGTCCGGCTTCGTGACTGGTTTGATTTGCCCCGCGATGGCCGATAACCGCTTCTTTAGCGACCATGAGGCGGGCACCATCATAAACGCCTCGACAACAACTTCAACCGGCCCGCCAATGGGTGGCATGTGTCTCATTGCTTCAGCCGCATACGCCGACACCTGATTCTCATACCGGCGCGTTTTCTCGGGCGTGTAAACGACAGCGTGACTACCACGTATAGACACACGCCCTCTGCCCTTCGCTACAGGTTGCCCCGGCACGGTGAAGGACACGACTTTCAAGAATAAAAGTCCTGCGCCTTCACTTTTCCGTCTGTTGCCTTCTGGATAGACGCCATATGTGCTGCGCGAGGGATGCGCTTGTCATCGTCCGTAGCCATCCACCGGGATACCGCAGCCTCAGAAGCCTCAATCATCTTTGCAAAATCACGGTTCGTGATATTTTGCAAATCAAGCCATTTTCTCAACTTCATATAAATCTCCGTTGTAGAGAAAATAGTCTTTGACATAGCTGCAACGGCTTGGCAATCTCCTTTTTGTCAAAGCGTAAAACCCCAACAACCGAGGAAATCATGAACTTTAAACCAAAGATGTTTGCCAACCGTACTGTTGAAGATGCTGCGTCAGACTGGATGGACGCGAAGAACGAAGAGACTGCGGCCAACAAGCGCCGCATTGAAATCGAGGAAGAGCTTCTCTCATTCCTCACTTCCAAGATCGAAGGCAGCGAGTCTCACCAGATTGGACCTTACAAGGTCACGCTCACTGGCCGTCTCAATCGCAAGGTTGATTGGGAGTTGGTGAAAGCGTTGGGTGTCCCCGACGCTATTTCCCCCGTTAAATACAAACCCGAACTAGACTTGAAAGGACTCCGCTATTTGGAAAGCAACGAACCAGAAACCTACAAACTCTTTTGCAAGGCCCTGACCGTCGAGCCTGCAAAGACATCCGTAACTGTAACTAGGAACGAGAATTAAAATGGCAATCAATCTACAATCCCTTCGCACGACAAGTGCTGGCAAACCGGCGCGTATGGTTCTCTATGGCTCTCATGGGGTCGGCAAGAGCAGCTTCGCGGCACAGGCTGACAAGCCGGTCTTCATCCAGACTGAAGAAGGTTTGGATGCTCTGACCGTCACGCGGTTTCCCTTGGCAACGTCATATGGCGAAGTAATGGAAGCACTGGAATGTCTGTGTAAAGACAAGCACGACTACGCGACTGTCGTGATTGATAGTGCCGATTGGCTGGAGAAGCTGATCTTCAAACAAGTTGCTGCAAACAATAAAGTGAACAGCATTGATGAGATCGGCTTTGGTAAGGGCTTTGGGTTTGCGGTGGACCTTTGGCATTACATCTTAGGGATGCTTGAAGAACTGCGTAATGCAAAAAACATGGGCGTAATTTTGCTGGCACATTCGCAGGTGAAGAGGTTCGACGATCCACTCGCGGATTCCTATGACCGCTACATACTTGATCTTCACAAGGGCGGCGCAAGCCTCATCAGCGAATGGTGTGATCTGTTGATGTTTGCGAACTACCGTGTAAACACCGTGAAGTCTGATGTGGGCTTTAACCAAAAGAAGACCCGTGCCGTTGGTGCTGGTGAGCGTTTCCTGCACACTCAAGAGCGCCCCGGCTGGGTTGCCAAGTCCCGGTGGGCGTTACCAGAGTCTATGAAACTGGACTACGAAACTTTCGCAACAGAACTTAAAAAGGTAAAAGGATAATAACTATGGCTGAACTACATGGATACGACTTCGACGCCGATTCCGTTACCGACCGCCCCGGCGCGGTGCTGTTGCCTGTTGGTGATTACGTCGTTGAAATAACGGAAAGCGACTTCAAGGCCACTAAAAACGGTCTTGGAAAATACATCAGTTTGGAATTTACGATTATTGACGGGGAGCGTGTTGGTCGTAAATTCTTTGTGAACCTGAACGTCTTAAACAGGAACGAAAAGACTGTAGAAATCGCAAACCGCGCCGTGAAAGACTTGCTCCGCGCAACTCACCAGCTTGGCAAGCCGTTCACGAACTCAGCCATGCTGCACAACCTCCCCTTCAAGGTGAGTGTCACCATGGGCAAACGAAGCGACAATAACGAGGACGAAAACAGATTTCGTTATTCCGCCATCACCGAAGCCGCGCCGTCAGACACGCCAACCACGCCGACCGCAGCGGCCCCCGCCGCGCTGGCGGCTGGTGGCGGCAACGCTCCCAAGAAGAAGCCTTGGGAAAAATAGCAAAGGGAGCCGGGGGCGTAATGCCCCCGGTTTTTTCATGACCACAGATCATAACAAGATGACCACGGTAGTAATTACCGTTACCAAGCCCAGTCAGCTAACGATGTTTGACGAGGAAGAATCCAAGCGCCGCCGGGATGGTGGTATCGCTTTGGTGGCAGACAATGGCGCTGGATGGCAAGACCGAGCCATGTATGTGATCTGGCACCTCCCCATTGGCTGGACGGGGATTGGAGAAGACATTCGCAAGCTGGTGCTAGAATCAGGTGCCGGACCCCCACACAATAAGAATTGCTGGGGGGCACTTATTATGGCAGCGACAAGACATAAAATGGTTCAAAGAACTGGTGAAGTAAGGCACGCAAGGATCGTGAGTTCTAATGCACGGACTTGCATGGTTTTGAAAAGAATATAATGGTTCCTATCAATCTCCCTGACCAAACGCTCATGCGTATGAACGATGCGCTGGAGCAGCAGTACGTCTCAGAACAGCGCGGATACATCGGCGCGTCTTCCATCGGCGCGGCCTGTGACCGGCGTATATGGAACCAGTTCCATTGGGTCGATTCAGAGAAGATGTCTGCCAGGTCCTTGAAGGCCATCGCGGACGGGCACCATAGCGAAGGAGTGATGGCTGACCGCTTGCGGCTGGTTGATGGTATCTCGCTGCATACTCATCAGGAAAACGGTGAGCAATTCGGTTTTGAAGACGGCCACATTCGCGGCCATCTGGACGGCATCATCTTCGGGCTAGAACACTCGCAGGAGGAACACGTTTGGGAACACAAGTGTGTAAACGTCGAGAAGTTTGAGAAGCTGATTAAGCTAAAGGTCAAAGACGAGACGCTGGCCTTATTGGAATGGGACGAAATCTACTTCGCCCAGGCCCAGCTATACATGCACTACTTCAATATCAAGTGGCACTACCTGACGGTCTGCACACCCGGTAGCCGCAACGAAACGGCGTGCTTCACGGCGTATAACCCCGACGCGGCCAACCACTATATCGAGCGGGCCAATAAGATCATCAGCGCCGACAAGCCCCCGCCGCGCATATCCGAAAGCGCGTCATGGTTCCAGTGCAAGTGGTGTCCGTTCACGGACAACTGCCACGGCGAGAAGCCACCGGCCATGAACTGCCGCACTTGCGTACACTCAACGTCTACCCAGCACGGCACATGGGTTTGCGAACTGCACCACAAGGAATTAGATAAAGAGGTGCAGAAGTCAGGCTGCAAAGACCATCTGCACAACCCCGGCCTCATGCCGGGGACGCAGACGGACGCGGGCGACGGATGGATTGAATACAAACTCAACAACGGAACAACAATCAGGAACCAAAATGCTGAAGTTACGACCCTACCAGCGACAGGCGGTTGATTCGGTATTCGAGTGGTTCGAGGGCGAGGGCCACTCGGCCAACCCTCTGATCGTTCTACCCACCGGCACGGGCAAAAGCCTTGTGCTGTCCGAAATATGCCGCCAATCCATTGCCGAATACGGCGAGATGAAGATTGTGGTTGTCACTCACGTTATGGAGTTGATAGCCCAGAACTACGCCGAGATGATGCGCCAATGGCCGCAAGCCGACGCTGGTATCTATTCGGCTGGCATCGGTAAGCGCCAGCACACTCCAGCCGTTGTGTTCTGCGGTATTCAATCCGTACACGCCAAGGCCCACCTGTTCCAGAAGGTTGATTTCGTAATCGTGGATGAGGCGCATTTGATACCGCGCAAGGTCAACACGATGTACCAGAAGTTCCTTAACAGCCTTCGCGTAGCCAACCCGCACATGAAGATCATCGGGCTGACGGCCACGCCGTACCGCATGGATAGCGGGATGCTGCACACAGGCGACGGGGCGCTGTTTGATGACATCTGCTACGAGTACAGCGTGCTGGATGCCATTAAAGAAGGCTACCTGTGCAACCTGATTACCAAGAATACCCGGCTGGAACTGGATACCAGCGGCGTCCACACCAGGGGCGGTGAGTTCATCCAAGCCGAACTGCAAGACGCGGTGGACGAAGAGGGTATTAACCGCCGCGCCGTGGAAGAAATGATCGAGTGGGGCCGGGACCGTAACCATTGGCTGATCTTTGGGTCTGGCGTCAGCCATTGTCTCCATCTGTCGGAAATGCTGAACGAAAAGGGCATTGATTGCCGCACCATTTTTGGCGACACGCCGAAAGACGAACGCGCTGAAACGATTGCAGCGTTTAAACGCGGTGAAGTGCGGGCGCTGTGTTCCATGGGCGTGCTGACCACTGGCTTCAACGCACCCCAGGTGGACATGATTGCCGTACTGCGCCCCACCAAGTCACCGGGGCTGTTTGTGCAGATCGTTGGCCGGGGTATGCGTATAGCCGAGGGCAAGAACGACTGCCTGATCTTAGACTTCGCTCGTAACATCCAGCGCCACGGGCCGGTAGATCAAGCCAGGGTCAAGAACAAGGACCACCGCGAGAAGACCGAGCCGAGCGACGGGCCGTTGGTAAAGAACTGCCCCCAATGCCGTAGCGTTGTGCATTTGTCCTGTATGCAATGCCCTGACTGCGGCTACGAGTTCCCCCGCGAGATTAAGATTGTGTCCAAGGCTAGTGACCTGCCCGTTCTATCGAGCGGCAGTCCTACGCACTGGGTTGATGTCGATAGCGTTAAGTACACGACCCACCGCAAGCCCGGTAAGCCTGACAGTCTCAAGGTGACTTATAACTGTGGCTTCTTGAGGTACAGCGAGTGGGTTTGCTTAGAGCATCAGGGATACGCGGCTGAGAAGGCCGCGACATGGTGGAAGGGCCGTGGCGGTTCTCAAATTCCGCTGACTGTTGCGGAGGCCATTGCGCGGCAACGCGAATTGGAAACGCCGAAGTCTATAAAAATTAAACGCAATGGTAAATTTGATGAAATCACAACCTACCTTTGGTGTGTGCCACGTGTGCCGCCGGGAGAGGCGCGGCTTTCGGTTTGACCCTAGAGCTAAGGGCCTGTCCGATCCGGTGCAGTACTTTTGTTCAATGAGATGTATGGAGAATAGAATGATCGACCCGACCGCGAACGAGAAGAAGGCTATGGAAATGTCCAGCGAACGCGCTGGAGAATACCTTGGCTGGCTGAAGAAGACCGATATGGCTGAGTTCAGCCAGAAGGAGTGGTCCGATCTTATCGAGGTGATCGTATCTGGCTACCTTGAGGGGATGTACAATCTGGCTGATGATGAGGTGCCGTTTTAATTACTTTTTCAAAATCCTAGTTTTAAAAAATAGTTGAGCCCAGTTTCATTGACTCGACATTTCGAAAAGCCGCATTTTACCTAGCACTTGAGCCCGACGAGCCTCAAGTCAAATCGCAAAAAAAGGAAAGTTGTTCAGGCCGAGGTGCGTTGTTTGAGGCACTTGGCCCCGAACCGCCGAAAAGCGCGGACCCCACTTGCTATGCTTCTCTTGTCGCGCCCATTCGGGAGTGACTCCCGGCGTTGACGCGCCGGGGTCTTTGACATTGTGAAGAAGGAATA